GCAGTATTATATTTCACAGGAATTTCAAGGAGGTCCTAGTGATTTAATTAATAATTTTGATCAATATCTAAAAGTTGATAATTTAGTACCAGAAGTCATTGTTGGTGTTACAACCTCGGTGGGTATCACTACTATTGGTGCTAAAACAATTGACGTTACAAGTACAAAAGGATTTCCTGATGAGTATGGATTATTAAAGATAGACGATGAAATAATTACCTATACGGGTAAGACTACAACGTCATTTACTGGATGTGAGCGTGGATTTAGTGGTATAACAGGTTATAATGTTGGAATTACTTCATCATTATTAGAGGTAAATCAAGAAAGTTTAAAATTTGAAGATACATCCGCATCATCTCATGTTTCAGGTTCAAACGTTACAAATTTATCGGTATTATTTGTACAAGAATTTTATAAAAAACTTAAAAAAACATTTTTACCTGGTCTTGAAAATAATGATTTTGCAAAAACACTAGATGTTGGTAATTTTATTAAATTTGCAAGATCATTTTATCAATCAAAAGGTGTAGAAGAGTCAATCAGAGTATTATTTAAAGTTCTATATGGTGTTGAAGCAAAAATATTAGATTTAGAGAATAATTTAATTAAACCATCCTCTTCGGAATTTATAAGAAGAGAAGTTGTAATTGCAGATGTCATAACTCCTACAGGGTTACCACAAAATCTTGTTGGACAAACAATATTTAAATCTGATGATCTTAATACAAGTGCATCTGTTTCTGAAGTTGAAATATTTACTAGAAATAGTAAATCTTACTATAAAATGTCCCTATTCGTTGGATTTAGTGATAGAGATTTAATTCAAGGTCAATTTACAATACCTGGTAAAACAAAAGCATTAGAAGTATCACCAGCTGGTTCAAGTATTATTACTGTTGACTCAACAATTGGGTTTGCTGCAACAGGAACTCTAATTAGTGGTTCAAATACAATAAAGTACACATCCAAATCAGTAAATCAATTTTTTGGATGTACTGGTATATTAAAGGAAATAAACAAAACCGACGATATAAGGGCAGATGAATCTATTTTTGGATATGAGAATGGAGATTTATCAAAAAGAGTCGATTTAAGAATTACTGGTGTTTTATCTGAATTAGTTGAAGTATCTGATATTAAATTAGTTGCAGAGAATGAAAAAATATTTTCAAAGAATGTTGGTGAGAAGATTCTTAATAGTGATGATTTTAATTTATTAAATTATAAAGAAAAATTTGCAAATTCGTGGAGATATAATACAAGTTCAAGATTTGAAGTTGAGGGTCAAGGACCTTTTGTAGTTAAAATGAGACTAGATAAGTCATCTATTAAAAAAGGTGATTTATTTGAAGTAATAAGAAGAAATGAACAACTTGTTGACTCAACTTTCAATGTAAAAAATGTAGAAAATCCTAATGCACCAGGTATTACAACATCTGTTGTCACTGATGAGGGATTATCAGCGACTGGTATACACACAAGTGATAAATTTTTACCAAATCAAGATTATGATATTCGTCGTGTGATAGAGAAGGTAAGTAGTAGTGGAGTGGAAATAGATGAAGGAAACAATCAATACATAGCAAATATTTTAAATGTATATACAGATAGTGATATAGATGGTTATGCTGCATCTAACTCGTTACCAGATTACGATATAAAAACAAATATAGTAAAAGAAACCTTTACAGGAACTGGTTCAAATGAATTGGAAGGTGCAACTGGTAGTCAATTCAGTTTTATTAATTTTAATCCAAAAAACCCTGATGGTACTAATAGAGATATTAAATTTATTCAAGGTGATGCTGTCATCTATCAACCAGATGGAGATCCCATCGTAGGTTTGGATACTGGTAGAATTTATTTTGTTGATCCTGAAATTCTACCAAATCAAAATATACAAAAAATTGCATTATATAATTCAAGAAGTCAGATTGGAACCGCCAGCACAATACAATTAAGTGTGGGTGGATCTGCAACAACTAATCATAATTTTGTTTTACAAAAACATGCGAATAAAACATTAAGTGCGAATAAAATTCTACGCAAATTCCCATTATCACAAAACTTATTTGTAACCTCTAAACAAGAAAGACCTATTATTAATTCTGGTATGCTAATTGATGGTGTACAGATACATGCTCCATATTCAGAAGATATAATTTATTATGGTCCAATTGATCAAATTGATTTAGAAAATGCTGGTTCAGATTATGATGTGGTAAACCCTCCTGTTCTTAAAGTAGAGGCACCAACAATATCAACAGGAACAACTGCCTTAATTGAACCAATTATTGAAGGTAGCGTGAAAAAAATATTTGTTGATCCTCAAGATTTTGACATTAGTGCAATTACAAATATTTCGTTAACTGGAGGTAATGGATCTGGTTGTTTGCTTGAACCTGTTTTAGGTGCCAGATTTAGAGAATTATTCTTTGATAGCAGAAACTTATTCTTTGGAGGTAGTTTAGATCTTGTTAATGAAACAATAACTTTCAATGAACCACATAATTTAGCAAATGGTCAAAAAATATTTTACAGAAATGAAGGAAATCCCTCATTAGGAATAGGATCTGCATATGATAATAATGATATAATCACTGGAACTTTATCTGATGGAGATCCTTATTTTGTTAGAGTAGTTAATTCATCAACAATAAGAATTTTTAATACAAAAAATGACTCTCTATCAGGTATAGCAGGAATTAATACAATTGGTATAGCAACTGATACTCCATCTGGAGGTACTCATAAATTTAGAACTGAGTCTGTTAATACATTATTAGATGTAAAGGTTATTAATTCAGGATCTGGATATCAGCATCGTAAATTAAGAGTCAATCCAGCAGGTATATCAACATCATTTAATACAATTAATTTTTCAAATCATGGATTTGCACATGGTGATATTGTGGAATATTCTCCGACAATAGGATTGGGAACAACAATTCCAAAGAATATTGAGGGATTATCTACAAGCATATCATATTATGTTATGAAAGTAAATGATGATACATTTAAATTAGCATCAAGTAAAGAAAACTTTGATAGAGGTAATTTTGTAGTTTTAAGTTCAACGGGAACAGGTTATCAAACATTTACATATCCTGAAATAAAAGTAAATGTACAGGTGTCTTATGCTACTAGTGTCACAGGAACAATTAATATAACTCCTCTTGTAACTGGAAAGATTACTGGATCATATTTGTATGAAGGGGGGACAGATTATGGATCAACAATATTAAATCATCAAATAAATCCAAAAATTGATATACTGAATGGTAAAAATGCTGAATTAAGGCCAGTAATTGTTAATGGTAAAATACTTGAAGTTATTGTAGCAAATCAAGGTTCTGATTACAATTCACTACCAGATGTTGTTGTAGTGACAACTGGACAGGGCACAGGAGCGATTGTAAGACCTGTAATTAACAATGGTAGGATAACCGATGCAATTGTTATAAACTCTGGTATAGGGTATGATAACCTCAATACAAGAATTGATGTAATATCCTCTGGTAAAAATGGTAAATTACAACCTAGAGTGCGTGGGTTGAATATTAATAATAAAGAAAGATTTGGAGATTTTAATTTACAAGAAAAAGAATCAAATTTAGCATTTAGTTTGTATGGATATCCACAATCTGTTGCAGAATCTTTTGAACCTGATAGATTTGACGTAAAACCAAATGGTCAATTTGATAAAGTAAAGACACATTCACCCATAATTGGATGGGCATATGATGGAAATCCAATTTATGGACCATTTGGATTTGAGGATCCTAATGATACATCTTCAAGCACAGTTATTATTAAATCATCATATGCCAAAGATAAAACAAAAGTATTTAACAGACCTACAGGATTTGCAGAGGGTTTCTTTGTAAATGATTATACATTTGACGATAGTGGTGATTTAGATATTCACAATGGTAGATTTTGTAAAACTCCTGAATTTCCTAATGGTATTTACGCATATTTTGCAACGGTGGAAATAGGAAGTTCATCTAATAAATTAGAGTCTATCTATCCCTTCTTCATTGGAAATACATATAGATCTCCTTTCATAGAGGATAATGTATCATTAAATCATGATTTTGATTTCAATAACTCAAATTTAATTAGAAATACATATCCATACAATGTGAGTGAGAAATTTGCTGATAATGATTTTATTATAGAGTCTAACGAGGAAGTCAAACAATTAACAAATGTTGAGTCGGTTCATAAAGGATTTATCAATGATATAGAAATTTTAGATGGTGGAACTGGATATAAGGTTGGAGATCTTACTAATTTTGATGATACTGATACAGAGGGTTCTGGTTTTAGTGCTGAAGTATCTGATATTGTTGGTATTGGAGTTTCTAAGATAGAAACAACTTTAACATCATTTAATAATGCTGTATTTGTTTGGAACTCTGACACACAAGTGCAAGTTAATTATCTTCCATTTTTAGAATTGAATAATCAAGATGCTATTGTAGTATCAGGATTAAGTACGACAATAGTTAATTTAACAGGATCTTTTAATGTTGGATTACAAACTGCATCTGTTGGATTAGCAAAATCGATGAAGATTGGTAACGTTAGTGGTACTATTGAAGATATTTTTGTAAATAATATACCAAACACAGTTGCAATAGGTGGGTCATTAAGAATAGGTGAAGGTAATAGTTTAGAGACACTTAAAGTTCTTAATATTTTTGATAAGAATAAAGCAATAAGAGTTCTTAGAGTACCAGGTATTTCAGGTGCAGCCCATACTTTTGGATCAAGTGTTGATGTATTATCAAATAGTTTTACAATTCCTGTTAGAACAGAGAAATTTGAGTCAAGTAAAAATGATATTGTGTTCTTTAATCCTAAACAATCTGTAGGTCTTGGTACTACTGGTATCGGTCAAAGAGTGGATACATTTATAGGAGATTTAAAAACCGAAGTTGGTCTTGTACCAAGAACTATTCGTATTCCAAATCATCCATTTAAAACTGGTCAAAAAGTAGGTTTTTCAACATCTCTCATTTCTTCTGGCAATTCTAAATTAAATGTATCACCTACAATTTTTCCATCTGACTCGTTTACATTACCTTTTACGGGTGAAACGACAACAGATGTTTTTATTATTAAAAAAGATGAAAATCATATAGGAATTGTCACAACCGTTGCTGGTGTAGGAAATACCACTGAAGGTTTATTTTTCCTCAATAATGGTGGAGCGACTGGAATTGGAACTGGTTTATACACACTCACATCAAAAAATGACCAAGTAACAGGTGATATTGATAGAATAGTCACCACAGTGACTACAAAAGTTGCTGCTGCAGGTACTACAACTCATAATCTTAAAAATGGTGATAGAGTTGATATGACTGTAATACCAAATATATCTGTTGGTATAGGAACTACTACACCAATAGATGTTAGATATAACTCAAATTTTGATAAATTAATAATTAATCCAGTTGATTTTACGCAGTCTAATGTTCAACAAAATAAAATCAATATACAAACTCATGGATTTAATACAGGTGATAAAGTTTTCTATGATGGTAATGCTACTGGTTTGGGAACTGGATCATATTTTGTTTATAAAGTAAATGATAATATATTTCAATTAGGTAAAACTTTCAAAGATGTTACTATTGATCCAGTAAACTTATTATCTATTACTGCTGGAAGTGGTGCTAATCAATCTATTGCACCAATAAATCCTCAAATTAAAGTTGTAAAAAATCAAAAATTAACATTTGGATTGTCAAATAATTCTTTAGTGGGATTTGATTTTAAAATATTTTATGATCAAGGATTAACAAATGAATATAGTAGTTCTGGTGATTCTACTGAATTTAATGTTGTTAAAGTGGGTACCACAGGTTCAGCAGATTCTAAACTGAATGTAGAATTTACTAAATCTTCTCCTACAAAATTATATTATGGTCTAACAAAAGGTGGATTTATAAGCACATCTGATATAGATGTTAATAATTATAATGAAATCTTATTCATTGATAGTGCTTATAATGGTAAATTTAAAATTTCAAATGTTACTAATGAAACATTTGACTTCTCTCCTCTTGAACCAGAATTTTTAACATATAATGATACAGATTGTGATAAACTTGAATATTCTACATCATCAAAAAATGTTGAGGGATCTATAAAAGATTTTAAAGTTATATCATCAGGTTTTAATTACAAAAAAATTCCTAAATTTAAATCTATAATAAGTAAATCTGGAGTTGATGCAAATATTAAAGTCACTTCAAATGATATAGGTAAAATAAAGAAAAGTAGAATTTTAGATATTGGTTATGAATATTCATCAGATAAAACTTTAAGTCCAGAGGCATTTATACCACCCATTGTAAATATCGATAATTTAGATGTCGTTACATCAGTTGATATTGTTAGTGGTGGATTAGATTACACAAGTGCTCCTGATTTATTGGTTTTCAATCCCGTTAAAAATATTGTTGTCGATAACACATCTTTACAAGCAATTGCTCCTACACAAACAATATCAGATGTTGAAGTTATTGCTCCTATTAATGGATTAGACTCAGTTCAACATAGAATAGTTGCAATTAACAATTCTAATGGAGTAGGTATTGAAAAACTTGAAACATCCAATAGCGGTATTGTTACCTGTGAATTAGAAACACCCACGAACGGATTTCCTGTTGAACCTTTTGCAATAAATGATGAGATTTTTGTAGAAGGTATAGTAAGTATAGGGGGTACTTTTACAGGAGATGGGTTTAATTCAGAAAATTATAATTATCAATTCTTCAAGGTCAAAGACTACCAAAAAGGAACACCCTCTATACTTAAATTTAGTCTTGCAGGTTTGACAACAAATCCTGGTATAGCAAAAACATTTCAATCTGGTTTTCCTCAATTAATTAATAAAAAGAATTATCCTATTATTCGACCTATACAATCAAGAGGACAATTTGATTTAAATGAAAAATTAAATGTAAATAATGTACAAAGTGATTTGTCAGTTGTAGAGATAAGAGATGATTATATAAAAGTTGATGGTTTAACAGTTATTAGACCAACAGATCGTATTTCAGGTAATATTAGTGGAACGTCTGCAGAAATTATTTCAATAAATGAG